TGGCTCGAAGACCGCCATTTTCCTCAAGCCACCAATCATCAATGTTGTCACCAAACGACCACATCGTTCCCCACATCGGAAGAACGTCGTCCCGTTCAACATCAAAGTCATCTTCCTCGGCGGAAACGAGCTTGCCATCATACAGCTCGATGCAGTACAGGTCGCTCTCCTCGTTATAGCTCTTGATGGTGCCGCAATGCTCAAGGCTGTCAACCTCATCGGGCAGATCATAAACGTATACGGTGTCACCGGCAGCAGGCTTGGTGATTTCGGTCCAGTCATCGGTGTTCATGCCCATCAGCTTCTCAATCATCCCCTGTGGGACGGCATTCATTTCGCGGACCCACGCTTCAGCAGCGTCACGGATGGTGCGATACTCAACGGTCATAGCAAATTCCTCCTTAATCTCCGATACTGAGGTAGTCGGAGTAAACGGTATCATCTTCCTTGCAGTAGTAGTAGCTGCGGTCGCCGTAAGATTCCCAGTCGAGAAAGATGAAGACAAGTTTCTTGCCGTTCCGTGCCGCCTCAACGGCAGTCGGGAAAGACTTGTACTTGTGTGCCTTCAAGAACTCGTTGAGTGCTTCCTTCGATGGAAGAATGGTTTTAGTAGCGTCGTTCTCCATGCGGATGCTTCCCCTTTCAGATGGACGCGCAGAAGTCGCCGAGCTTCTGCCACAGGTGGAACGTCTTCCGGCTCATCTGCACGGTATCGGGAACGCCCCGGCCGACCGTCCAGTTGTGAGCCATGCGGAACAGCCGCCCTGCGGCCTCCCGTTCCGATTCGCTGAAGTCGGCCAGCCATGCCCTGCGGCGGCGACCGCTGCTCCAAGTGCAGCCGTAGCGAACCATGCAGATGAGGTCGTACGGGATGTTCGCCCGGACTTCTTCAGCGGTGAGCTTCATCATCCGCTTTGCCATATCACTCATCCTCCTTAATCCTGAAAAAAGCCATTGCGCTTGCCTTGATGCTGCTCGGCCATCCGTCCGGGTAGGGCCGCTGCGTACCATCCGTAAAGGGAACCATTGCGGTGGCCTCTACGACCAACATCTCGCCCTCGTACTGGTAGGGGCGGCAGCGGAACGTGCGGAGCTGGATGCTCTCGCATTCCATCGTACCGGCTCTCATACGCCGCAGATCATCCGCATTGCGTGCCGCGTTCGGGTCATACCCGGCGGCTTTCATGTGGTCCAGAACCGTCATATCAGGCAACCTCCTTTCTGACAACATTCAGGCAGATGTAGAACCGGCCATCGAGGTCTTCAACCTCCCAGAAGTAGCCGCCGGTGTACTTGCCATCGGTCAGCGCCTTGTCCTGCCAGAAGCCTTCCTTGATGCACTCCGTGATGGTTTCCTGCCAGCCATCGAAGCGCTTATCCCCGGCCAGCGCCTTGAAGAAGCGGTTGACTGCGGTCTGCCACATCTTGCAGTCGGTGATGAGGTCGGCGCAAACCATGCCGTTCGGCTTGTTCACGATGGCGACCAGATCAACGTACTGCCGGTGTTCGTCCTGCTCGAAAGCCTCGAAGTTGCTGTATTCTTTCACCTTCAGCATTTCTAAATCCTCCGTGTTTTGGTAAGTTGTTTTCCGTATCTTCATTCTAGCTTACCGGTCTGGTAAGTCAAACGTATGCTGAAGCTTTCACAAAAAATTTTACGGTATTCCGAAGATACTTTATGGAGGCTTACACTACTTTACGGCTGAACCTTTCCCAGAACTGCTTGGCGATGTAGGGGCTTACCGGGGTGATGGTATGATGCTGGCATCCAGAAAGCTGGTAGAGGACGGTGAAGTAGTTCCCGGTGGCATCCTCGAACAGCTCTACATAGAAGTCCTCGAACATCACGACCTTATTCGAGCAAAGCGATTCCGCCTTCCGGGTGTCATATCGAACGCCGTCTACGGTCTGCGCCACAGCAGGGCTGGTGCTGTTGCCCAGCTCCGGGAGGCCCGCACCGTTGGCATCACTCATGGAGACCTCATAACCAGCAAAATGCAGAGCCTTTGACAGCTCATCGAAGGTGAGCGAGTTGTTCTTTAGCCGCCCGCTGAGGTTCTGCGGGGTCCAGCCCATGTGTTCGGCCAACTCTTTCTGGGTCTTCCCTGCTCCAGCAAGGGCTGCGCGTACCATATCAGATGCTCGCATACCATCAGCCTGCCTTTCCAGCCAG